TAAATGTTAGAAATGATGCGAGGTTCCCAGCATACAAAGGACAATTAGCAATTTACACATCAGCAGTTGGACTGTTACAAGGATACACACCGCGACAGGCTTATATTATGGCAAAGGCGTGGAAAATTGATAAGAAAGGTGAAGAACAAGATGGATATTGTTGTTTTGATTTGTTGGGAACAATTGATTATAATGGATTTGATTACCAGTATATCCAAAAAACTATTGATGCAATTGAATGGATCAGAGAATTGCGATCACACGGAAAGGCATGGAATCCGCATGAGCCACATCGAGAGGAAATGTATCCCAATGCATCAAATAAATTTGATGCACCCTGGACAGAGGTAAAAAAAAGTTTAGCCATGGAACTAGATGAAATTACACAAATTTGGTATGTCAGTGTACCTAATAGAATTTATGCACATGAACAAGGTATTATGTCATGGAAGGATGAAAAATGTACAAGTGCAACACTGGGAATAACAGGGACAATTAAACCAACCGTGATTGACGGTATATTGTCTATCAATCGAAATTCTACAGGAACAATTACACCACACAAAATTGAAAATAATGATAAATTTTGGCAAACAAAATCGGCAGTTGACTTTTATGTCGATTTTGAAACGGTCAATGAATCTTTAAAAGATGATGACATGGATATTTTCAACAATAAAAACAATGCAGATCTTGTTTTTATGATTGGTGTCGGATATGAACAAAATGGTGTGTGGCATTATAGAGATTTTACAGCAAAAGATCTTTCATTGTTTGAAGAGGAACATATATTTGATCAATTTACTGCATTTATCATTGAAAAATCAAATGAATTGGATCCAGCAAATGAGTATGTTCCAAGATTATTTCATTGGAGTAATGCTGAAGTTGCTAATTTAGAACATGCAGAAAAAAGACATAGCAAGAAATGGATAAAATGGGAAAGTACTGTGGCATGGGTTGATATGTATCATGTATTTACTAGTGAACCTATTTTGGTTAAGGGTGGATTGAATTTCAGATTAAAAACAATAGGAAAAGCAATGTATTCACTAAACTTTATTAAAACTTTGTGGGATGATGCTGGACCATCAGATGGATTTTCAGCAATGTTTGATGCAATTGAATATTATAAATCAAAAGATAAAAAATTAATGAGTGGCATTACAAAATATAATGAAGTGGATTGCAAAGTAATTTATGAAATTGTTGAATATTTAAGGAATCATCATGTTTAATTTATTAGATATATTCAATGAGTAATAGAATGATATTTTTATTTATTATCACAAATGAAATATTTTTAAATGATGTATTGCTGATTTATGATACAAATAAATTATGTTTTGATAAAGCAAATCTCAAAGTACTAGCAAATAAACAAATGATGCCCAAAATAAAAGAAACACAGTTAAATTATTTTCTTAGTAACTATGATTATGTTGATATTTTGCCCGATATGTTGGATCAATTAAATCAAACCTATAGTCTCTATTTTGCAACACCTGATGAGATAGAGTGGAAATATATGAATGATGTTGTCAATATATATCCAGTTGAACATTGGATAGCCAAATTAGAATCTAACTAAATTATTATCACCATCATGACTATCTAATTTAGAAAATGTTTCTGTTTCATGTCTAGTGTCACATGTTTTAACTTTTTCATCATATTTACTTGAATTATTAGTATATCGACCTAATTTAAATGCATGATGACAAGCCCATTTGTGAAATAAATCACTGGCTTTTGAAAAAATAGGAACATTATTTTCATAATCATATCCTCGTCTCAGCATCATTGGTATATAATGTAATTCTCCAATCAATCCCAAATGAATTTTAATAGTTTGGTCATTAACAGTTGTTGCAAGATTTGTAATGTGACCATTGTCATGGACAATAATGAATTCAATATTCATCATAATTGAAATAACTGTCATAATCATTTGTGTGGGAAGTCTGTCCCAAGCACCAGAATTCATAATATCTAAACACATGGTATCAAAATTATATTTGTAAAATAGATCTGTTGTCTGACAATACACACATTCTATCTCATTTGTAAAATCAAACAATTCAAAGAGTGTGTGTTCTTGTCCTGGAATAAAATATTTCTTGTGTTTGAATAGAAGCATCAGCGTACCAATTGCATCCCTAAAAGTTTGTGCATTATCATACAACTTTAAAAATTCAAGTGATTCAAAAAAACAATTACCAGACATTGATGTTAAATATGGTATAAATAGATTGTGTTTGTTGCCAGTATGATAAATTTTTTCAATATAATTGTTCAATCGTTTTTCAATTCTGACATTGTCAAGCATACACATCTCTTTGCGTGTTAAATTTCTGTCCAGGTATTCACACCAATAATTAGGATTGGCTGTCGACTTATATTCAAAACTCATTGTGCTCATGTTTTACTAGACTTATTTTATTGATTTTGGTGCTTATGTGGAGGATAAATCAATTTTTTTATTTATTTGATAAAATAAATAAAAAAATAGTTGATGAGGTGAACACCGAGGATATCAATTTTTTTATTTATTTGATAAAATAAATAAAAAAATAGTTGATGAGGTGAACACCGAGGATATCAATTTTTTTATTTATTTGATAAAATAAATAAAAAAATAGTTGATGAGGTGAACACCGAGGATATCAATTTTTTATTGATTATATGATAGTAACCATTTATACTTTTTTAAACTAATTGTCTGTATTACATTATTATTATCAAAAAATTGATTTAATAAACATTATATGCATTGCAATCATATTATACATAATTAACACACTAAAATATGTCACGCATTGATACCACCAAAATTTGCGATTTTATTATCACACGGAAACATTTTATAAGAGAGCAGAAACATTACGCAGTTATTTTCAAACATGGGGAACGTCATGATATCTGTCTTCAAGGGACACTATGGAATAAATCATAGTGTTAAAAATCATCTTGATCCAAGTACACATGCTGAAATTGATGCATTGAATAAAGTTATTACATGGAAAAATAGGCCTAAGAAAATGGATTTGCTTGTAATTCGAGTTAGTCCAACTGGCATATTGGGTGAATCCAGACCATGTTTTCATTGTCTAAAAAAGATCATGTTATCGGGAGTAAATGTAATAGATGTTTATTATTCAACAAGTAATGGCACCATTATTCGCGAAAAAATAAAAGACATGCTAAAAAGTGAAATAGTTCATATTTCATTTGGAGCTGCTAGTGTGTTAGCAAAAAAGGCAAAATAATGTGTTAGCAAAAAAAGGCAAAATAATGTGTTAGCAAAAAAAGGCAAAATAATGTGTTAGCAAAAAAAGATAAAATAAATTTGTTTATGATGGAGTACTATTTAACATTTCAAACATCATATGTACCTTTTCTTCATAAAATAGGGCACAGTCATTAATTGATTCTGCCAGTAAATAAGATTTTTGTTCCTGTTCAGCCATTGTTGTTGATGTAACATAGGCATAAATTTCATCTTCATCATCATCAACACTTTTATCTGTATTATCAATCGATATTATTTTAATGTCATCCTCGCCCAATGATGCTAAAATACTTTCTCTTTCAGCCAAAGACATACCTCGTAATATGAACCAGCCAATATCTTCAGGTGATTTTTGATATCGTGGTCTCCATATTAAAAATCTAGTATGTTCATTAAAAATATTAATTGACTTTTGTTTAAATCCCAATAATTTTACGAGAGGTTTTCTGGCAGTTTCACATGTGACTCTGTAGGCAATCTCATTTGGATTGTATCTCAAATCATAGCTAGTTACATCAACTCCAACAATGTTAAGACGAGAAAAATGATCAAATAATATATCAATGTGATCTAGACTGAGACCCCTGATTTTAAGGTGTTCAGTTTTGTCCAAAAATCTGGTTACACAAGGAGCAGCCAAAGTATCCATCACAGACATATCAAAAATTATGTGAACTGGATTATCACCAACTGTATCCATGACTGAATCAATAATTTTTTTAAGTCCTACCTTATTCATTCTATTCAGTGTGAAAAATGGTATGTCTAATTTTAATAATGTTTCATTATCATATTCAGTCAACAAATCATCATTCAAACCCATCAATATACATTGGTCAGGATCAAACATCATTTTGTGTTTTGTGAATGTGAAATCTGTTAGGCACATTAAATTTGATAATATACAATTTGTACATGTTTCCATACTTAATGGTTCCAGATTGGTTTGAACATGTGGTTTTGATGTCAGATAGATAACTTTTAATTTACTTTTATAAACTATTCTTTCATCATCAGATGTTGTAAACATATATTTTTCTGATAGTCCCGCTATTGTTGCCGCCGAAATGGATTGATCGGGTGAATATGTAACTATAGGACTTTGTTGCTTCATTTGATTTATGTATTTGTAAAGAAAATGATAGATGATTGGTATATCAGTTCCATCGATCATTTTATCATATAATTCTTTGACACAATCATAATCAAAACTGTTATAAATGTGACCCTTTGCTGTCATATCTGCGAGAGCAATATTGATAAGAAAAGGTTTTACATTAACACTTTTTGTCTTATCACAAGGTGGCAGTATTGATACTTCTGATTCTTTACTTGTAGTATTGTCACAAGATGGAATAGATATTTTTGATACATCATCACTTTTGTCTACATCGGGTGCAAAAGTGACCTTTTTTTTAATCTTATTTGAATCGGCCATTTGTGGTATAAAAAATTGAATATTACAACTGCATAGATATCACAATTCAATTTTTATGTAGTAAAATCATCAATGATTAATGTTGTTCTAGCCAACCAACTAGGGAAGATTCCGTTGCCTGGAACACCCTATACCCTAATGGGTGTGTCGGATGAGAGTCACGTCGGATTTTTCATTCCGGAGCTCAGATGGAAGTTTGACGCAGGAGTACCCACAGATAGTCAAGACGATTTCACATTTCTAACATGCACAAAGAGATCACATATTTGTGAGCTTCCAACTGATTTTCTGGTGACAAAGAAGAAACCGGTTCCACCCCCAAAGTCAGGTGTACATGCAAAGGGAAAGCCAAGGGAGAGGCCTATACCTAGTGTATTTACACATTATCCCAAGAAGGTACTTGATTTTGTATCTGCATCATTGACATTAACCAAAAACAGTAAGACAGTTGTAATGCCTATTTGGCAATTGGTAAATGTAGTGCCCAATGTTCCCATGATAGTTATGGTTAACAAGACCAAGTTTAATGTTATTCCAATCGTATCAGCACCTACATCAATTGGATATGGTTTTACTGAGATTCGTCAAAAGCTAAAGCCAGAGTACTTGTCATTGCCCCAACTGGAGATTAACAAGCTCAGCAAGGATGGAGTTGAAATTTGTGCAGAGCATGAGTACCATCACTTTTGTTATTTTGGAGATGTTGACTTTACAGTTCTGTTTGGAACCATTGGGGATTTGGCCAAATACAGGATGATTATTGTTCCGGCACCACCAGCCGATGTTTGGGCACAATTTCATGATTTCATTATGGAGCATCCTGAAATTACATTTGTTCTTCATGGAATTCATGACAATCCATCAATCCCAAAAAATGTGATGCGGATTGTTAATTCATATGGTTCAATGGGCATTCGAACTTTTTTTGATACATCTGTTCAGACCATTCAGTTGTGTCCTGGATTTACGTTGTCAGGTGCGTCAGAGGCTGCCCGACATACTGGATTCTTTGTGCCTGAGCTGGGCATATGTCTTGATGCCGGCGTGCCCACTGATAACATTAGTGAGCACGTGTTTATTTCTCATGGTCACTGGGACCACGTGAGAAATTTGCCCTGTCTCGTGAGGGATTCACCCACAAAGCTGAATGTTTATATTCCCGGCGTATTTACTGATTCTATTACTAATTTCATTCAACACTCGCTTGGTCATGAGCTAAATTGGAATCTTGTGTCAATGAACTATACAGATTGCAAAATGATTACAGTGATAAACAGGACAACTAGTGAGAAGATTGTCCTAAAGATTGAGCCATTCAAGTGTACTCATTCGTGTCCATGTATTGGATATGGATTTATCAAGCTGGATCTTGAGACCGATACAGATGTACCTCTTTTTTGTTTTCTGGGTGACACTGATCATAAGGTCATGTCAAATGAGTATGCAAAATTGATTAAGTATCAGACTATTATTGTTGAGTGTACATTTTTTGAGCCAGAGAACAAGAAGGATGCAAAGAAGGATAAGCATATGTATTGGGACAATCTAATTCCGTTCATTCGGAGTCATCCAGAGATCAAGTTTATTCTGTATCATTTTAGTTGTCGATATAAGCCTCAGGAGATTATTACTTTTTTCACAAAATGTGGGTTCTCTAATGTTGTGCCATTTGTCAACACATACAAGTCTAAAAAGTTATCTGCAAGTTCATCAGAGGATTCCCCATGTGGTGCTGGTTTTGGTGCAGGTGCTGAGGATGAGTAGTATATTTGTTTAAAAATTGAAACTGTCATATCATTTGGATTGATAAATGATATTAGTATATCATTTATCAATGGATGATATACAAAGAGAAGAAGTACTAAGAAAAGAAGCACTGAGAAGAATTGAACATGCACACAAAACTAATGCAACATCTCTATCTCTGTCTTATATGCTATTATATGAATTACCACCAGATATGTTTGTTCGCTTGACTAATTTACAAATGCTAAACATACACGACATGAAATTAAGAAGTTTACCAGAAAATATATTTAGCACTCTGTATAACTTACAAACACTGGATATGTCCTACAATTTATTAATTGAATTACCAGAAAAACTATTTGCAAGCAACTGTCTGAATGGTCTAAAAATGTTAAACATATCTGCAAATAACTTATTCAGTTTACCAAAAAACTTGTTTGACACTTTAATCAGTTTAGAAAGATTAAACATATCTCACAATTTTATTACTGAATTGCCAGAAAACATATTTGATTCATTGACTAACTTACAACAATTAAATATTACTGACAATTTGATTGACAGCCTACCGGAAAACATATTTGCATTTTGTACCAACATGAGGGTATTATATTTGGGTCGTGTTGGAGAACTAAAAAAATTGCCAGAAAACATATTTGCACATCTATCCAATTTACAAAGTTTAAACATATCTCACAATTACATTATTGATTTACCAGAAAACATATTCGTGCATTTGTCCAATTTACACTGCTTAAACATGTCAAACAATGATCTTGTTGAATTACCAGAAAACATATTTGCAAAACTATCAAAATTACAGGAGTTACATATATATGGAAACAAGCTAACTATGCTGCATGAAAATATATTTACTCCATTGTCAATATTGAAAACACTAGATATGTCTGCCAACCAGATAATTGAATTACCAGAAAACATATTTGCTACTCTATCAAACTTAAATGCATTGCACATGAATAACACCAAATTAACTGATTTACCAAAAAACATATTTACTTTTTTGCCAAGATTACACACACTGGACATATCGTTCAGTGAGATAACAGAATTGCCGGAAAACATATTTACATCACTATTGAGCCTACAGGAATTATATATGACTGATAACAAGCTGACTAATTTACCGGCAAACATTTTTTCATCCCTGATCAAATTAGAAGTACTCGAGATGTCGAACACTTTATTAGTCGATCTATTGGATGACACATTCACACATCTGATAAACCTGCAAACATTATGTATGAGTAATACAAAATTAACCAATTTACCAGAAAACATATTTGATTCTTTAATCAATTTAGAAATATTAGACATATCTGAATCTTTATTAGTCAGTTTATTAGACAACACATTTGTTCATCTGATAAATTTGAGAAACTTAAATATCAGTGATAACAGGTTGACTTATTTGCCATTATCCATTTTGGGGTGTAACAGATTAACCAGATTTATATTTGCAGGAAATGAAATAATATTGGACATAAGATTTCAAAGATTTGTACAAAAAATGGAAAATTATGAAAATCACGAAATATTTGCAGACAAACAAAATATTCATGCATCCAGTATCCAATCATCAACCAAACAATCAATCAATTCACTTTGTAAAGATTCTTTTGATTGTTCCAAAGATGATGTGATTAAAGAGTGTTTAACGTGGCATATTACTTGTCTACCAGATCTTTTAACTTATCTAGATGATACAGATGTTCATTCCACTCTTTTAGTCTCTTTTTATGATGTTTTTGTTAAAGTCTTTGGGAGAATTATGAGCCATCCAAACAAAACAGACATTATTTGTAGGCTAGATGAGGAGTTAAAAGAGAGTGAATGCAAATGTTTTACAGGCAGATTGACAAGATTAGTAAATTGCCTAGTGGGATTTTATGATGACATTGCCATATGCATTTCTGAAAGTGAAAGAATAAGTACCATAATTTTGTCAACTCTTGATGGCAAAGAGATGACAGATGAATTGAAAAAGGTATGTATAGACAAATTGAAAGCTATTGATATTACAGATAAAGAAATAGAAAAATGGTTATCATGATAAAAATATAAAATTTGCATCCATTTTTACACTTCATTTATATGTTCTGATATAATACATTTTTACATTGCAGGCATTAAATAAAAATTGATAAAATATCACTATGTCATATATTTAAATAATCCATCATATAAATCATTCAATGCCAGAGACTCAATATTTATTCAAGGATTTATCACACGTTGAGAAGAAAATTACTGTGGCCGATCCAGAAACCGAAACATTGGATATGCATGAGGATGCAATTCGGGAACAATACAATTTGGATAAGACAGTGTATCCAAAAATAAAATATATCCATGTTGGTAAAATTCTTGATCCTAGCAAAACTTTTGCATCCTTGGGACTTACACCTCTTGTTCACATTATTATAATGGCAGTCAAGGCAAAGATTCCTGTTGTTCCTGCCACAACAGCACCTGTATCTGCCCCTGCACCCACACCTGAACCAGTTGAAACATTTGCATCTGCATCTACACCAGCATCAACTGTTTCATCAGGACCAAATCTTGTTGAACAGGCTATTGCAAATGATTCTGGTCAACAATATACAATTGAACAAATTCATGCAACATTACCAATATTTTTCATGTTTGTTTCACAAAATCCAATGTTATTAGGACTATATAACTCATCACCACAACAATTTGCATCAGTAATAGCCCAACCATTTTTTAGAGGGCTGGTGACATCAATTATGGCACAAACAACACAAATTATTGATGCCATCAATGGTAATGGCAATGTCGGTGTTGAGGTTCCAACTATGCAGGGACTACAACAAATTCATGATATGCAAATGGCACAATCAGGAACTACTGCACCAGCACCCGATTTATTACCAGAATTTGTTTTGACTGCAGAAGATGATGCAGTAATTGCTAGTTTGGTCGATTTAGGATTTCCTAGGGATAGAGTTATAGTTGCATATAGATTGTGTAACAAAAATGTGGATCAAACAGCAAGTCTGTTATTTGATGGTATTTGATGCGGATTCAAATCATCATCAGTGGCATCATCAAAATAGTTAGTATCATCAGTCATATCATCAATATATTTTTCTTTCTCATCATTATTTAATTCTGTATCGACTTCACAATAACCTATGATATTTTTTAAATAAATGGCATAACTATCAATTTTCAAATCAGCTATAAATTCATGTATTAACTTTCTTATTGTTGTTGTGCGAACTCTGATAACTTTTTCAATAAAGTTATGTCCTTTTCCTTTCTTTATTGCCTGAAAAACTGTGTATGACAATATTTCATTTAATAAATTGGTATATAATAATCCCTCATTGCCATTGGTTTCCTGAATTAAAATATTAGGATTCACATGAACAATGTTAATATTGAGAATATCACTAAATGGAGTCATAATATCTTTGTATAATTTTTTATATAAATTACATAATATATCACCCTTTTCAATCTCACCTGTTTCCTCAGTTATCATATTAATAATGGATGGTGAATTATGGACAATATGATCAAATAATGCATTTAGACATTTTAATTTAATTGTAATACCATAATCAATATATTTTGTGAATAAAATGTGTCCCACCAAAGTAGAACTTGTTGAAATGTCATTACATATTTTTTGAATATATGTATTATCCCATGCCATAAATTCCATTACCTGAGCCATAATATTATCAAAATCATTATTTATTCCATGTGTACCAATTGTTGTATTCAATAACATATTTTGGATTGCATGTCCAATTTCTTTGAATAATATCACAACTTCAGCATATGAAATACATGGATCTTCTAAATCCTCATAACTACCAATTAAAACACCTCTACTGTGACTTATTTGATGTGTGTCATCATTCTTATATGCATGTGATAATGATATATATGTTGTGGTTAATACACTTTTAGATTGTCTAGATAATAAATCAAAATAAATATGACCACATAACTTATTATCATAATAAACATCATAGTTTGATACAGTTGGACACCATAATGATTGATATTCTGTTATTTTTTTGAATCGAATATTAAAATACTGTTCACATAGTTCAAATATAACGGCAATAACTTTTAATGGTGCAAATTTGTTTTTACTTTTTAATTTTTCATGATAATAAATGATGTCATTCATATCAACTTTCTTATTCTGTCCATCTTTCAGCAACTCTCGATATATTCTATCTATTTCTTTTCTTACCCTACTATCTATCTTTGTCATCAAATCAGTAATTAAAAAAGTAACATCATTCGAATCTGCACCCATGGATTGTCTTTTATATTGGAAAAAATTATCAAAACTCATTGATTTTGCATATGAATGTCTACTGTGTAGCAACTGGGCAAATTGATTAAAACATTCAATTGATTTTCCCATATATTTGTTTTCAATGTATTCACGTGTGTGACTATCTCTTGTTTTTTTCTGAATGTAAAAATACAATGATCTATTGACTTGTAAACATTTAGAAGTATCAATATGTTGTATTATGGTTGATGGTAAGAATGATTGCATATTATCGGGAATATGTATTGATACACTTTTTTCAACACAACATTGAATTGTACTTATGTACTCCCTAATTTTTGTACCAATTGTCTGTGATGTTTTTATTTCACTGCTTCTCTTGATTAATTTTGTACATAAATTAATATGTTCAACATTTGTGAGTACTTTTTTTAATTTATTTAATGTTGTAGATACACTGCTATTTAAATAAAAATTATTCATGTGTGTCTCTATCATACCATCAATTCTAATCCATTCTTTTTGACCCATAGCAAGTTGCATTAAGCCTGCCATTGAATAATAATAATTTATAATGTATATGTAATCAATAATACTTTTCATTTTGACATCATAATTTTTTGATGATAAGAATATTTCCACAAGGGTATCACAATATACGAGTTTTTTTTTAATAAGATTGATTATGTCAGAACCTCTATATTTAAAAATATGATAATCAATATGCTCCATTATAATATCTTGGTGTGGAAACATTTTATACATTTTTACCACAATTATTTACTATAAATATTTATCCTGCTTAAAAAAATTGATAAAAATAATATAACACTGATAATACCATATATTATTATCAAAATAATGTCTATATCTATCACCAATATTTCTCGATTTTGGCTATACTCAGGAATATTTTCTGGGTGGTGGTGCTATGATCCAATGTATTATAAACAACTAAATAGACTATTTGCAGATCATTGCAAGAAAATGAATATAGAAACAAATGAACAAAAACCATATAAAAAACCTAAACCAAGTGATGGTTTGAAGAATAATGAAAAAGGGTTTGAAATGGTAGATTTTAGTGAAGATGATGAATCTGATTATAGTTCATCTGATGATAATACTGCAGTAAATTATATGTTAACCATTGGAGGGTGTCAGTTTAAAATTGATATGGCGAAGATGAAACAAATTAATACACAAGATTTATCAAAACAAAGAAAAATAAAATACATTGACATACCACTACATATTAATGATATACATGATATTATCAATTTATTAATAGCAAATGATGTCAAGGGGATTGCTGGAACAAATTTTACTAATATCAAAGTAGAATCCAGCTAATAAAAATTGATGATATTTTTAAGCTATAGACCAAAAATATTATTATTAAGCATACACATGTCATCAAAAGAAACATTCAATTACAAGATGAATACCAACTCTATCACAATGGAGTATACTGATAAAAAGTGTTG